GTTCAATTTCCACCAATAGATGACTCTAGTTTACCAAGTGCAGATCAACACGCAACAATGAAAACTGCTGATGGTGGATTTTTACTAGAGGGTAGATTTACATTTAAAACAATCACATCTCCATATCAAGCTGAAGAAATGGCTGAAGTTATACTTAGAAGATCAAGAGAAGCATTAACACTTGGATTAAATGTTAGCTTTGATGCTTATGATTTAGCAATAGGAGATATTGTAAATATAACACATTCATCATTAGGTTTTTCTGCAAAACCATTTAGAGTTATGGGTATTACATTTAATGAAGATTTTACAATAGGTTTATCTTTAGTGGAATATCAAGCCACACACTATACATGGGCATCTAAAACAGAACAAACTGCTACACCTACAACAAACTTACCTAATCCATTCACAATTCAACCACCAGCTAGTGTAACTTTAGGAGATACTTTAATTGAATATAACCAAACTCCTCTTGTAGCTTTAGATATTACTATTGGTGCAAGTACAGATAGTTTCGTTGATTTTTATCAAGTTGAATATAAATTAAGCACAGATAGTGATTTTATTATATATGCACAGGGTTCAGGATTAAGTCATAGAGTTTTAAATGTAAAAGAACAAGCGATATATGATGTACGAGTTAAAGCAGTAAACACTTTAGGAATTTCTTCAAGTTATGTTTCTGCACAAAGAACAATAATTGGAAGCACTGATCCACCTAGCGATTGTGAAGATTTTTCTTGTAATATTATTGATTCAGAGGCTCATCTTTCATGGACAGAAGTACCTGATGCAGACTTATCTCATTATCAAATAAGATTTAGTACATTAACATCTGGTGCTCAATGGAATGATTCAGTTTCGTTAGTAGAAAAAGTATCTCGTCCAGCCACGAGTATTTCTGTACCAGCTCGTGTCGGAAGTTATTTAATTAAAGCTATTGATAAATTAGATAATTTTTCAATTAATGCCGCAGTAATTTCTACAAATATAGATGCAATAGGTAATTTTAATGCAATTACTACTCAAACAGAATCTCCAACATTTTCTGGAACAAAAACAAATATCACATTATCAAGTGGTCAAATAAAATTAACAGATTTAACACAAGATGGAACTTATGATTTTGCTTCAGTAATTGATATTGGTGCTAGACATACATGCAGAATTACAGCATCAATTAGTCAATTTTCAGAAGATACAACTGATCTTTTTGATTCTCGTTCTGGTTTGTTTGATGCACAAACTGGTTCTTTTGATGGAGATGCACCAGCTTTTGAATCGAGTTTTTTACAAATTGCTTTATCTGATGACAATTCAACTTTTACAAATTTTCAAAATTTTGTTATTGGAGACTATACAGCTAGATATTATAAATTTAGATTAACCATGAAGTCTAAAAATGAAATAGTTACTCCTGTTGTTTCAGCTTTATCTGTTACTATAGATATGCCAGATAGAATATTTAGTGGAAATGATATTGTTTCAGGTACTGGAACTAAATCTATAACATTTACAAATCCATTTAAAACTGTTAATTATGCAGTTGGAATTACTGGTCAAGGCATGAGTACAGGAGATTATTTTTTAGTAGAAAATAAATCTGTAAGTGGTTTTGATGTAACATTCAAAAATTCGAGTGATACAGCGGTCAGCAAAACATTCGATTTTATTGCAAAGGGATTTTAAAAGGAGTATATAGAATAAATGGCACAAGCAACACAAATAACTCTTGATAACCAAACTTTTCCAAGTTTTAGATCAAAATTAAATGAAAGTTTAAGTGCTTTAAATTCTTTACATTCAGGAACTTCAAGGCCAAGCACTGCTGTTCAAGGTACAATTTGGGTAGATTCTACAAATATTGGTTCTAATTCATTAACTTTAAAATTTTATGATGGTGCTGATGACATTAGTTTAGCAACAATAGACACTTCTGCAAATACAGTAAATTGGTTAGATAGTTCTGTTTCATTAACTTCTCCTGTTGCAATTACTGGAAATTCAACTGCTGGTGCAGAAATTAGATTGCCTGAAGATACAGATAATGGTTCAAATTATGTTGGATTAAAAGCATCAAATAGTATTGCATCTAATATAACATTCACTTTACCAAATGCAGATGGAACAGCAGATCAAGTTTTAAAAACAGATGGTTCTGGTACTTTATCTTTTACAGATGTTTCAGCTGGTACAGATTGGCAATCATCTATTAAAACTGCAAACTTTACTGCTGTTGCTGGAGAGGGATATTGGATAAATACATCTAGCGGTGCTGTAACTATGACACTTCCAAGTTCAGCTAGTGTTGGAGATGAAATAGAATTTGTTGATTATTCAAGATCATGGGGAACAAATAATTGCACAGTTGCTCTTAACAGTTTAAAATTTCAAGGCGGAACTACAAATCCAGTTTATGATAAAAATGGTCAAGCTGTAAGGATTGTTTATTCTGGAACAACTAATGGTTGGATTCCTACTTCAGATGAAGTTAGTGATTTAGAGGGTGCTACACTTTATGGTATAGAATATTTAGTTGTTGCTGGTGGTGGATCAGGTGGATCAAGAAATTCTGGTGGAGGAGGTGCTGGAGGACATTTAAGTAATTTTGGAGGAACACAGTTAAATATAACAGGTGGAGAAACATACACAGTAACAGTAGGTGCTGGAGGATCACAACCATCAACTGAATCTATTGGAAATGATGGTTCAGACAGTAGTTTATCTGGAACTGGAATCACAACAATAACTGCTACAGGTGGTGGCGGTGGTGGTAATGGTAGTAATGCTGGTAGAGATGGGGGATCAGGTGGAGGATCAGGTTGTTTTAATACTTCTACTTCTGGTTCTGGTACATCTGGACAAGGAAATGATGGTGGAGTTGGTTTTGGAAATCAACAACCATATGCCGCTGGAGGTGGCGGTGGTGCTTCAGCAAATGGTTCAAATGGAACAAGTGGTGGTGGAGGTGCTGGTGGTGCTGGTCTAGCAAACTCAATAACAGGATCATCAGTAACAAGAGCTGGTGGTGGTGGTGGAAATGCTTATAGTAATAGTGGTGCTGGTGGTTCAGGAGGCGGTGGAGCCGCACAAAATACTGGAGATGGAAGTGCTGGAACAGCAAATACTGGAGGTGGCGGAGGTGGTTGCCGATCAAATACCGATCAAGGTGGTGCTGGAGGAAGTGGAGTTGTTATTTTAAGAATGCTAACAACAGATTATTCTGGAACAACAACTGGTTCTCCAACTGTTACAACAGATGGTTCTGATACAATATTAACATTTAATAGTAGTGGGAGTTACACAGGATAATGGCACATTTTGCAAAATTAGGAAAAGGTAATAGAGTTGAAAAAGTGATTGTAGTGTCTAATGATGTTGCTACAACAGAACAAGCTGGTGTAGATTTTATAAACAATCTTTATGGTACAAATGATATTTGGAAGCAAACATCTTATAATACTAAAAAAGGAACACATAAATTAGGTGGTACTCCTTTTAGAAAAAATTTTGCTGGAATTGGTTTTAAATATGATGAAACAAGAGATGCATTTATTCCACCACAACCTTTTTTATCTTGGACATTAAATGAAACAACTTGCTTATGGGAAGCACCAGTTGCTTATCCAGATGATGATAATAACTATAAATGGGACGAAACAACAACAAATTGGGTATTGATATAATAATTAATTATTGTTACATTTAAAAGTAAATGAGTGGTGTGAAAAAATATTTTTATTTTACTGGACTTCCTAGATGTGGAAATACTTTATTATCTACAATATTAAATCAAAATCCTGATATTCATGCAACTGGACATTCTTTTTTACCAGATTTATTTTACGCTATAAAAAATTCAGAACAAAATTCTGTTCGTTTTAAAAATTATCCTTGTGAAAATAATCTTAAAAATATTTATAAAAATATAATTCCAAATTATTACAAAGATAATAACTGCGAATATATTATTGAGAGAGGAGATTGGATAACCCCTTATAACTTTAATGTCATAAAAGAAAATGTACCTAATAAATTAAAAATAGTTATTTTAGTAAGAAATGTTTTAGAAATTATTAAATCTTTTCTTAAATTATGTAAAAATAATCCTAACTTTTTTATTAACAAAATGTATAAATCTTTAGACCATACAACTCTTTTTACTAATGAAATTGAAACAAAATGCGATTTAATTATGGATAAAGAACAATATGTAAACACAATGTTATTTTCAATATATCAATTAAAAAAAAATAAACAGATAAAAGATTTTCTAATTGTAGATTATAACGATCTAGTAAGAGATTGTAAAAATACTATTGAAAAAATTTATAATTATTATGAGATACCACAGTTTGAACATACATTTAAAAATTTAAAAAATAAGCTAATTTATAATGATTTTGTTTTAGGTGCAGATATGCATAAAATTAGAACTGATAAAATTAAAAAATTAGATAATGATATTGTTTTGCCTCAAAATGTCATTAATAAATATAAACATTTAAACAGTATTTTATTTGATTAAATATTAATTTTACTAAATTGATTTTATAACCCTAAAATGTTATAAATCATCTGCAAGTGGGTATTAGCCACACACCACATACTCACTTGCTTTAACTATGGATTAAAATTATGCAATTATCAAAACATTTTAAATTATCAGAATTTGAAAAATCACAAACAGCTACAAGAAAAGGTATTGATAACAAAGCTGGTAGTGGAGAGATCAAAAATCTTACTGATCTTTGTTACGAAGTATTAGAACCTGTAAGAGCAAAGTTTGATAAACCTATTACAATTACATCTGGTTATAGATCAGAGGAATTATGCGAGGCTATAGGAAGTAAAGCAACATCACAACACGCAAAAGGTCAAGCCGCAGATTTTGAAATAGCTGGTGTATCTAATCTTGAAGTAGCTTTGTGGATTCAAAACAACTGCGACTTTGATCAATTAATCTTAGAGTTTTGGAAAGATGATGATCCCAATGCTGGTTGGATTCATTGTTCATTTAATGATGGTTCTAATAGAAAACAAGTATTAACATATGATGGCAAATCATATACAAATGGATTACCTGATGCAAAGTGGTCAGGTGGTAAATTAACTAATTGAGGTAAATATGCTAACTAAAAAACAAAAGAAACTACCAATGGCTTTACAAAAAGCTATAATGAAAAAACAAAAAAAAACTAAGAAAAAGAAAGCGAGGAAATAATGCCTTATCATACAGGACACGGAAAAAAGAAAAAAAATAAAAAAGGTAAAAAACCTAAAATGGGTAAAAAGAAAAGAT